TCGTAAAAGTATTTGGAGGGATTTGGGAATGAATGCAAGGATAATTGAAGGTCAAGAACAACCTACTAATGATAATAAGTTACTTGAAAACATTATCAATTTAATGGGTAAGATTGAACAAGGCGCGCCGGGGTTTGATGAAAAGGAGTTTGAAGAATTAAAGTCCCAAATGTTGGCTTCAGGTATGAGTGTTGAAGATTTGTTTAATCTTTTAGGAGATAATTTTGTAGAGGCAGTTGCTAATCGTACTATTGTCGATATGCCAATTCAATTACTCACTCCTACTGCAAAAATTCCTGAATATGCCCACCTTTCTGATGCTTGCGCAGATATTTATGCCGATGAAGATTATGACTTAATGCCCGGTGAGACTCACGCAGTTTCCACAGGTATAGCACTTGCAATTCCTGAAGGATATGTATGTCACATTTATGCAAGAAGTGGACTGAGTTTAAAGACGGGTTTAAGAATTGCAAATTGTGTAGGTATTATAGATGCAGGATATAGAGGTGAAATAAAAGTACCTCTTTGGAATAGTGGTTCAGAGACCTATAAAATTGAAAAAGGTATGAGAATTGCACAAATTGAAATCCAACAATCTCCTGCCATAGAGTTTTATCCCGTAGATAATGTAAAAGAATATGGGAAAGACCGTAATGGAGGATTCGGCTCAACAGGTTTAGAAAAACTTGCCGAAAATCTCGAAATAAATGGCAAAGTATAATATTGAAGGATTAAAGAAAGAGTACCAAGATAACGGTTGGGAACTGCGCGCAGATAAGTATGAAAACTTATCAACTTTAATGGAATGTGTGTGTCCTGAAGGTCATACTTGTCATATGACTTATGATAAGTGGAGAAAGAGTAAAGAATGTCCGCAGTGTGCTGCAGCCGCATTAAAAAAGACAAAAGAGAATGAAGTTATCCCTAAAAGTCGTGGTATCAAGAGAACTCTTGCATTAGACCAAGCTACCAATGTTACTGGTTGGGCGGTTTTTGATAATGAGAAGTTAGTTTCTTACGGAGTTTTTAAGAATAAAGAGGATAAGACTGAAATCAAAATCAATAACCTCAAGCATTGGTTTTCTGATATGTGCGCGGCCTGGAAAGTAGATCGATTAATCTTTGAAGACATTCAATTACAAAATTTTGAAGGTGGACCAATGAACACAATTGGAGTTACCACTTTCCAAATTTTAGCTCAACTTCAAGGAGTATTGATAGACGTAGCGGTAGAAGAAAAACTTCCTTTTAAACTCGCGCATACAGGAGTCTGGAGAAAGTATAACGATATAAAAGGAAAAAGTCGAGCAGATAAAAAGAAAAGTGCTCAACTTTTAGTTAAAAATACATATAGTAGAGAAGTTTCTCAAGATGAGGCTGACGCAATCTGTATAGGAAGATATGGTCTTACTCTTTTTAAAGAACTAACTTTCTCAAATTGGGAATAAAAAAAAGAGGGCTTTTGCCCTCTTTCTTTTTTTTTATATTCGATAAGCACTCCATACAAATCTATCTTGTGGATTAAAAGTATCGTATATGCACCCATTAATCGCGCAAGTAATATGCCCGCTCATAGTTATCAAATAAGTTCCTTGTGGATGAGTATCTACGAACTCTCCTACCGTAACCCTTATTTCACCTTTACAGCCGCAGATTTTTTCATATCGTGTTGACAAATATTGTTCGATATAAATTACATCGTCGGGCATAACTGCTTGTTCTTGCGCCACTCGCGTCAACTGTTCATAGGTTTCATCCCAAGTGCGCCCAGTAGCAAGAGATATTGCTCGAACAGTGCAATCATTCACATTACGCTTTAATGGATTTGCATTATAATACTTAAATCTCATTAGATTTGTGCAATTTTTTGAGCGTGCTTACGAACAACTTCTTTTTCCTCTGGAGTTTCAGCATTATCCATAATGGTCTCAACAAGAGTGCAAATAGCATACATTGTCTTTTCAAGACCTTCTGTCATACTACCAGAGTGGTCGCCATCATAATATCTATCTTTTCCATAAACATACGCATCTAAACCGTCTTCAATACGATAAACTTTATCATACATACGGTCATAATCACGATGTCCATAGCGACCTGAGTTGCGGCCAGAATCTCTACCATAGCGTTCATCATAAGTGCCATAGCGTCCACCGCGTCTTGCTTCGTAACGGTCGTACATTTGCTCATCCTCCATCGCTTCAATTGTTAAAATATTCTTCATAATAGAAGTTAGCATTTTCGCATTACTTACGTTGTTTGAGCTAAGTCCACTTTCTTCTATCTTATGAAGTTCTTTTTGCGCATTACTATATAACTTATCCATTAGTACCTCCTGTTACTGTCGCCGGAGCTTCTACAGGAAGCGAGGGCAAATTATTTACGCATTGAGAACAAGGAAGTCTTGTCATAAGAACAAAACTACCACTAGTTGCGCCAGTTCTAACTATTGTAGAATAGCGTGTTCTCGTATTGATTGAACATGCATTAACAGGTGTAAGATTACAATTAACGAGTGGGTATGTTGTGCCAGTGTCGCCGCCAATCGTAATTGCAACTGTTGCATTAATTGTTGTTTCTGCAGGTATAGTCTGAGCTACTACAATACAATATTTCTCATTATCAAAATAAGTACCTGCGGGAATGTCGATCAGAAGAGTGTCATCAGCAAAGGTAACACTATCTGAGAGTATTAATCTGTTACAGAGTCTTCTGCAAGGAGAACAACTCATTTAATCACCTCTTTAATAGAATAAAATTGGAAGAAAGGAGAGAGAAGGGAAAACTCTCCTTTCTTCACCTACCAATTAGTTATTGCAGCCGCAACCATTTCCGCAACCGTATCCAAAGCCATTTGCATAGCTATAAGGATTGAGTGCAGTATAAGGACTTGCAGTTAAATATGCAGGTTTAGCGATTGGCATTAACTGATTGATAATGCTTGTTGTTTGATCCTGTTGTGAAATCTGGAACTGTGCAGACTGAAGTTCAGTACGGAGTCTATCCATTTCCTGATTTGTGAGATAGTTGATAATACGATCTGTGTTTTTGTCAGATGCAGTAAGAATTGCATTAAGGTTATTTGCCATCAAGTATTTGATGTCATCCTGACCTCTTTCAATTTCGCAGCAGCACATATCCATTTGATGAGATACGTTATTTATGCCGAGAAGTGTTGCATAGTCAGAATTTGCAATTGCCTGTTTTACAGAATCGAAGCCCTGACAAATTTGAAGTTGGTTCTGACCATTTGCAGTAAGGAAAGAAACATTTTGACTGTTAAAACCGTTACTGATTGCGGCCTGAATACCAGCTAAATCGCCTTGAATTGAGTTGAAATTAAATGCGTCTGTTACACCTTGCGCAGTTGCAGGTGCGAAGCCTCCGCCATAATTGCCGCCGAAAGCGCCATTACCGCCCCAGCCAGCAAATAAAAGGACAAGAAGGATAACCCACCAAGAGCCGCCGTCTCCTCCCCAACCATTGCCATCACGGCTACCTAATGCAAGAGCATCAGCTACAGAAAGACCTTCGTTCATTTGATTACCTCCATTAAGTTATTTTATACTCAACCTCTTCCAATCATACGCATAAAAGACTCTAGCTCAGTATTAAAGTCTCTTCCCTGGCTATTGAAATATTGTTGAGCGAATTCTTGAATACCTTGAGTATCACCATTCTTTCCCATTTCGATTAAATGTTGCATTTGAGGATCGTTGGGGAAATTTTGGGATACGATTTGTTGTGCGATTTGCGCGGGATTACCACTTCTTGCGAGGGAAATTAGTTGAAAGGGATTTAAAGCTGCCATTTAGATGAACCTCCTGTTGCAGTAGTTTTTTCTTCTTGTTGCGCCTTGAGTTGCCGCACTTCTTCTTCTAAAGTAGTCAAGTGAGATTTTAATTCTTCATTTTCTTGTTGAAGATCTGCGGGAGTCTTAGGTTCTACCGCAGTTAAAGAAAATTGTTTGATAAGTGGAACTCCATTTTGAGAAACTTTAATATACATTAAGTTC